GCCGTCTGCCTTGCGATAACTCTCTTTAACCTCCCCCCCACCAGCCATCTTGAGAAACTTGTTCACCCTCGCCATCGCCCAAGCGTTCCTTGAGTTAGGCTTCCCCCCGGTGATCGTTGGCCTAAAGCTAGTCGAGAATGCCCCTGCCCCCCTGCGAAACACTTTCTTCAATGCTCCAAGGCTAGGGGCTTTCCTTGCGGGGTGCTTGTCTTTGAACTCTGAAATCTTGTTCTTCAATGCCTCCTCGTTCTCGGCTGAAATCTCTATGTCACCAGCTTTGCTCCTAGTGGATGCCGTGCCTTCGGGGTTCTCCTTTGAGCCTTTGATTCGTTCCTTGGGAGGGGCGGGGGTTTGGGAGACTGGTCGGGCTAGTTGCCTTTTGTCTGTAATCGGCCCACCAACAATCCAAGCATCACAAGTCCTTTTAGCCGCACACTTGAAATCAAATATCTCGCAGTAGCCCAGATCGCCACCAATAGCCACCTCGTTTGCGTCCTCTCCAATCCCCTTCTTAATGCACCCCAGAACTTTGCTTCTCTGGTCGAAAGCCGCACAATTCCCACAAAGCATTTTCTTGGCCGTTGCTACATCACCTTGGAACTCGTCTGCCTTGGCTTTCCAGTAATCCTCGTTGGGTTCGTTAGGATTGGCTGGGCCGTAGTTTGCGTCATCAACCGCTGTCTGCCTATTGGCTAGATTGGTTTTGATGTCTTGAGTTGCGATTGGGCAAGAGGCTGGTTCTGCTAGTTCTTTCTTGTCCCTTGCTTCCATCTGACCAACAACCTTTCTCGCCCAAGCGTAACCAGCATCACCACCCCAGCCATTCCACGCTTGCCAGCCCTTGCCTTGCTCGTCCCAAGTTGCACCCTTCTTATCGACTTCGTGCCTATCGAAAAAGGCTTTCATTCTGCGAATTGTATCGGGCGACATCTTAACGCCATTCTGCAAATCCCTAGCCCTAGCAAGCCCCACAGGAGTCATTCCTCGTTGGCTGGCTGGTTTGCCTTCCCTTACATCCAAGGCTCGTTTAGCGGCCTCTCTTGCTCCTTGTGGTGGGGTAAAATCAATCCCATCATATTTTGCCAATTCAATCCCACCCATCATTCCCTCGATGAGCATTTTGATAGATGCTGGGTCGAGCTTGGCTAACGCCTCTTCAGTTTCTTTTTTTTTAACCTCTAATTCCTCGGAGGATGGGTCAATCGGGTCTTCTGGAATTGGCTTCTGATCGCCACCCTCATCCTCGCCTTCCTCTGGTTCGTCCTTTGCGGGTGAAACTGGTTTAGGTGCTGGTGCGGGGGGTAGTTGGGGTGGAGGGGGTGTCGGGGTCACAATATCGGAAATCGTCTCTGGGGCTACTCCATACTTCTCTGCCAAGTCCTTAATCAGCTTGGCCTCAATAGCCCTCTGCCTCATAGCACTTTCAAAGTCTTGGCCTCTTTCTGCGTAGATGTCGGCGGCAGTTCGGAGGCCGGTCTTGAACTCGGAGATTGCGGAAGCGGATTCTCTGCCCAAATCAATCGAGACATTCGCCCCGAAGTTGAAGATTCCCCTAGTCGTTCTGCTTCCAACATTTTCTTCAATCAGTCCCCTTGCAACTCCATCTGCAATCACGATGTTTTTAATGGGTCGAAGAACTTTATCATCTAGGAGCTTCTGATATCTGCGGAAGGTTCTCCCTGCTTGTTGCATTTCAAGTCTTGCCGTCGGGCCACTCATAGCGGAAGGGTCAACGGCAAATGAGTAGGGGATGCCAAGGCCAAGGCAAATGTTCCTCAAAAGAATCTTATGGAACTCGGCGAATGCACCAGAAGGACGGCTCGGCCCATCTGGAAACACAATATCTTCACCCGGCTCTAGGTAGGAGATTTTGCCAGACTCAATGGCCTCTAGCTTGATTATGCTTCCGTTAATGTCTTGGTCATTTGTGAGGGAGGACAGATCAGAGGCATTGTTATTATTTCGCTTAATAATGCCAGCTTGTGAGCTTGCATATTTTGCGGCCATCTTCTCGAATCCGATTATATCGTGGATGTCAGTTGCATCATTGATTGCTGTATGGAAAGCGGAGATTCCTCGGTATTGGTCAATGCGGAGTGGGTCGAACAAGTGAAACGCTTGGCTTGAGGGAATAGTTGTCTGGAATGAATACATATCCCCAATGCTTCGGCTATAAATGTCGTAGGCTGTGGGTGAGCCAGTTCGTTGATCGATATGGATTCCACCAATTAACTCGGAGCTAGTATAAACTTTGTAAGGGTCTCCAAGTCTATCACCCTCAATGCCTTGTATTTTTAAGTTGCCATCAGAATCTCTCACGAGGACGAATAAAAAATCTCCGTCTCGTAGCATACTGATCATCGCCACCTGCATAAGTGTTGAACCAGTATGTCTTGTCGTGATGTCGCACTTGTCCCACCACTCTGCCCAATATGCCTCAACCTCGCTATTGACTACTGGATTCTCTGTGCGGGCTTGGTAGGAAATGTTGGCGGCGGTATGAGAAGCGAACTTCATTAGGATGGAGCGAATAAGCCCAACATTCTCGGCCAAGTCCCTCGCCCTTTTCATCAATTCTACTCGGTCATAGTTTGAGCGATAATCTTCTGCACCCGCAAGCGAACTCGGCCCTTTGCGTTGTCTGGAATACTTTACTGCATCATACTCGAAGTTCTTAATCTTTTGACGAGCAACAAGCCTATCAACTGCACCTTTAGGATTAACAAAGGCAATCGCCTTGTCGATCAGATTGAGAGAGGCTTTTTTCACGAGCCGAAGTTTGCGTAGGTTGTGCGAACCCTAGTGCCAGTCGCTTGTTGAATGGCTAGGGTTAGTTCCATAATCGTATCTCTCACCTCACCGAGATTCGCTCTTGAGAAAGAGCGTCCAGCTATCGAATAGCTTGAACCCGCCACCGCTATCGCCTCAAGACAAGTGATATACTTGTCACGAAGAGAAGTTAGGGTGGCAAGGGGTAGCCCAATGAAATCACCCTTCGCCATTATCAAACTCACTTTCTGTCAAACTTGCGGGCGAGACTTTCAATCGACCATACAAGGCCGCACCAACGATGTTCATACACTCGCAATCCATCAAATGATTATGCTTCCCCACTTGCTTCCACACAAGCCTTTCCCTTCCAGTCATAGGATTCTTCACCCTCACCTTCACCTCTGCCTCAATGTGGACTCGCCAAACATCGGGAGTATCTAGAGCTATGTAGCCGGGTTCTTTGATTAGGTTGGAGAGGATGTCTTTGATGGATGGGTTCGACCATCGCCAAACCGGGCAGAATTTCCACTTCCACCCAGCCTTTGACTGAACTGCCTTACCGCTGAATGGGTCTCCATTCGCAATCCGTGCGTAGGGGCGTTGTAGTTTTTGCTCGCCCACAATCTCGGAAAAACTGGCTCGATCTGAACCAACCAAGGCTATCCAGCCATTCTTACAGCAGTTAAAATATACATCTCTGGTTTGGTCGCCAGAGTCACAAAATACGCACTTTGATTCTACCCCAAACTCCTCTGCCTTGGCTTGGATGTCTCCCCAAGTTTCTAGTCTGCCAGCCCACACGAGCCTTGACCTCCCCTCCAAATCCCAAGCCCTCACAACGCACCAAGCGTGGAAACCGCCCGCCTCTTGGATGTCGCAAGCCATAATGAGCTTCTCGTTCACTCTGACTTCACCCATCTTGTAGTCACCCGCTACGATCTCCATCTTCTCGCTTTCGTGTTCCATCCAAGGCTCGGCTAGAACTCGGTTCACGAAGTCTTGTAGCCCTATGATTCCATTGTGCTTATCTTGCAGAAACTTCACGGCCAAGCTTCCAAACGAAACCCAAGGGGCATATAGGCCATTAAGATGATAGGAGCGTCTGGCTGGTTCGCCCTTTAGGTTGGTTGCCTTCCATTCCCCCTCTCTCAACATCTTTGTTTTCTGTCCGTCTGTAATCTTTCCCTTGCACTCCTCGCACTCGTAGTAGGTGCTAGACTTCACCAGCTTAAAATCATAAACCCCATCCTCGATCTTGGCCGCCTCGTCCCACTTCACTTGCCCCCAGACTAACTTCTGCTTATGCCCACAATGAGGACAAGGAACGAAATAGAATCGCATATCCCCTTTTTGCCATTCAGCCCAAATGATTGAGTCTGCAGTTGTAGGGGTGCTGGTTGCTATGATTAAATGATTGGGGTAGGTGCTAACTCTAGCCTCGGCAAGTTGGACTGGATTAGCCTCTCGCCCCGACCCTGCTTGCTCTGGAAACTTGTCGACCTCATCCATACAGAGCAACGCAATCGAGCGACTGGAAAGAGCCGAGGGGCTTGTACCAGCCCACCACACCGAGCATCGCTTAAAGTGTTGCTCTAGGATTTTAATCTTGTCGGTGTTGTCTGGCTTTTCTTTGGCTAGGGCTGGGCAATCATCGATCATCGGCAACCACCTAGTTTCTGTGAATGATCTTGCTAAATGCTCGCTGGGCATTACCCACAAGGCAGGGCAAGGTCGCTCCGCTATTCGGTACGCTAGGCCAGCTAGAATCGTTGTGGTCTTGCTTGTTTGTGCCCCCCATACCAACACCACCCTCCGAATTGAATCATCGCCAAAAGCCTCTAGTGGCTCACGGACATAGGGCGTGAGGGTTGTCGAATACGCACCGGGTATGTTTGTTACTCTTGCAGAAAGGGTGAGGTTTTTCTCTGCCCATTCTGGGATTGAGAGTTGTTCCCTTGGCTCAAAGATTGACCTAGCAAAATCTTTAATTGAGGCAAGGTTTGTCATCAAAAAGGTTTTCTATTGTTTTGTTCTTCTCTTCTTTTCTTTTCTTCTTTATTTCTTTGTATTTTTGGTATGCCTCGCTTTTGGGCTGTGCTTGCCCGAGTCCCTTGCACCAGTAATCATTTCTTAACAAAACCCTGCACATTCTTCTCCAAGACGGTGCCCAGCATTTAACCTCTAGCTCGTGCGGAGCTTCCTCTGGTATTGTTGCATATCCCCTTTGATGCCATCCATAAATAAACTTTTTGAATCTTACGGCATAATGGTCTCTTGTTTTTTGTGGCATCGTTGCTAGCAGAAGATTGCAAAAACTTTTCCAAGTATGCTTTTCTGGTTTTGTTATCTTGTTATATCCATTTATGTTTCCCCTTTCCTCTATATACAAAGAACCAGAATTAGCTCCATTTACCCTAGCTATTAACTTAAACCAAGTTTGTGGTTCTAAAATATGGTATAGCCAAAGCCCCCTTCTTTGATCGTCTCCGAATGGTTGACACAATCTTTGCTGACTAATTTTCACCCCCGCCATATGCATTTTGTCGTATATTCTATTATGCGGTTTGTCTTTATATCTTGAGTGGAATCTCCAAATATCTTCGGTAAGCCAATCGTATATTGGATAAACATTATATACATTATCAACTATCTTTGTAGTCCATCTGCGACCCCCAAGCATAAGGTCTTTCTTTTCCCAAGTGGCAATAGCACAATATCTGTGTAGGCTTTCTTGTGCCCTAATTCCGATAAACCCGGCGGTTTTCTTTCCTTGTCCGTACCATTCGCCAAATAGAACAATAAATTCCTCAAATTCCATTCCATCCATTCCGAACGGATAGTCTTTTATTCCTTTTGCGAATAGCGGTTTTTCCCTTACCCAAATATCTTTTTTCTCCTCATCCCAAGCCTTCCATCTTGGCTCATAGTTTGTTACCGCATTCCTTAAAAGCATCGGAACGCATATCCAATGTGGGTCTATGTTATCTCTATACATCTGGAACATTTCTTTAGCGTGAGCTATTGTTTCGGAGTATTGAGCCTCAAGGTCAATAAACATTACCCCTATCTTTTTATTCCTCTTTATGGCCTCTTCCATAACAAGGTGAAACATCACGCTACTATCTTTGCCGCCAGAAAAAGCTATGTATTGCCTTTCTGTATTATCGAATGTTTCACTTATTCTTTTCCGTGACGCATCCAACACGCTAACATTGTGATATCTTTTAATTGCCATATCAATAAATATCGGATTGCCGATCTCCAGAATAAGCCTCTTCCATAGTTACTTCCTTGCGTTTGTTTTCAACTAGCCACTTGTTTAGGTATTTCAAGGCAGACTGATTGGCCGCTTCTTGCTCTGCTTCGGTAAGCAAAAAGAACCCGCCCCGGTATGATGATGGTATTCCAAGAGCATAACAAGCTGATGCTTGTCCAAGCCAAGCTATTCTATTCATAGAACTATTGGTTAGGTAATGCTCGCAAGAGTTTTTCCATTCAGTAATTACTTTTTCTAGTGTTACCTCAAACTTTGGAATGTCTGATAAGAATTTACGATATTCCTCCTCACACTCGGTCTTGGTCATATCCTCTTTTGTTGTGGCATAAAACCCTGCCTTATGGCATTCCCACTTTTCGTATGTGTGAAAGATTCGATTTTCATCACTTGTATTTACAGTTCTAAACTTTTCTGCCTCTTCTCCGTATGTAGAAATATCATCTGTAAGTTCTTCAAAATCCTTCTCTGTTACTTGACCCTCAATATCCCAAGACTTTGAGAATTGCTGATCTTGGAACAAGTCGGCAAGGCCGGTAATCTGGCAGAGCCTTAAAATCTCATCTTGATCCATTCCAAGTTCTCTGGATATTTTTTCGTCTGACCAATTCCGTCTTTTCAACTCAACAACAATATCCGACATAGCTTCAACCTTATGTTTGCCCCTTGCTCGATTATGGCGAATGGTTGCGGCTATGCGGTCGCTCTTGTCTGTTCTGTCCTCCTTAATCTTTACGATTGGCAAATAGCCCATTACCCTAGTTCTAATATCTAAATCTTCCTTTCCACATCGATTTCTGTGGAAACCGTCAATGACTTCAAATTGACCATTCTCGTTCGGCATAGCAACGATTGGCTGGGTATATCCATCAGATAAAATTGATACTTTTAATAGCTCCATTTCTGGTGGTGCAACGCTGTTTGGGTTGTAATCGTTGGCGTGAACATCATCTTGTTTTACCCATAAAACACAATCTACCGGCTCGGTTGCAAATGGGCTGATTTCGTGAAGTTGTATTTTAATTTCGTTTATCGCATCTACCCTTTCTGCAAGAGGAAGCTTTGCGATTGCCTTAATCTGTTGTGCTATTGAGGATTTCATTCTCAATCTTTTATTGAGTTTATTTTGAATCGTCAAGAATTATTTTCATCTCTTGACCATATAATCTTTTGCATAAGCCCAAGCGGGGTTGTGATGGATTCTGTGATGACACTCGAAGCAGACCGCCAAGAAAAACTCAACCTCATTTAGCCTATCCCCAAACCTTCCTCGCCTATGGTGAACTTGGCTTGCCATCTTGCATCGGCATACTTGGCAGATTGGGTTGTTGGTTAAAAACTTTTCTCGAACATCTTTATAGACTTCGTTCTGGCCTTTCCGCTTTGCAGATACTCGGCGTAGTTTCCCGCCTCGCTTGAGTGGGGTTTTGCGTTTGAGGGGAGAGCGTTTCATCCGTCATAGCACCCGCAGGGAACTTCGTCTGGCAAATCCTCAAACATTTTCATCTGCTGTTGATCGGATCGTATCAAATCCTCCCACCGCCAATTTCTTCCAAGTCCCACAATCTTTGTAAGCTCTGCGTTTTTTTCCATTGCAATCGCCCTCTCCGCAAGCTCTGGGTGTTCCTCTGCAAGTCTCAAGACTTCGTGCTTCTTCATTGCTGGACAAAAGAAGCAAGAGGATTTTGCGGGAGCAAACCCAGCTTGTCGAACCACCTCGACACATTTGTTCCGATTCCATCCCCACCGCACAAGGGGGTATTCGTAGATGTATTTTTTGTCATCATAAAACTTAACTCGATGAGATTCTCCAGCATCATAACCAATAAGCTTTAGCACTCGCCCCCCCCCCGCCACGCCTCTTTTGCCATCGCCCAGTTGTTGCAGAATTGGTCTTGCGGCTGAATTTTATATTTTTGCGAGCAGGTCTTAAATCCGTAGGCCAAACTGGGAAGCATTTTTTGCCTTTTGCAGTTTTCTTCGAGGGTTTCCCTTTTATATTTTACCCATTCAATCTTCGGCATTGCTTTGGACTCAAGCCAATCTGAAAAGGTTTTTACAAACTGATAGGTTTCTGGAAGCTCGCCCCCAGTGTCGGCAAATAGAATCAAGTCGGGGACAACGCCCCTAGCCTGCATCTCAATCAGCATCGCCGCCGAGTTTGTGCCTCCGCCAAAAGCAACAACGCAGGGTGTTTTCATCGGTCGTCAAAGTAAGGAAGCACTATGCCTAGAACTGCGATGGCGACTAGAAGAATGAGGAAGCACTCGTTCATTTGAACGCCCCCTCCGCTTTCTGGATAGTCACAAAGATTTGATCGATGCCCTCTTGAATAGCCCTTTTGGCACATTCTGGGTCGGAGGGGTTTGCTCTTGCGGCCAAGCTCGATGGCATAGCATCCATTAGGTTTCTAATTGCTCCCAGCCATTTGCCGAACACTTCCCTCACCTCGTCCATTCTCACAAGCACTCTGGTTACTTCCTCGAATCGGGCGTGTTCCATTTCGGCTTCTGCGACTCGCTTTTTTGCTTCGCCCCATCCTTGAACCGCTGACCTCATAGCGACTGGGTTTTTGTTTTTTGCGGCAGTAGCTACCAATGAGTAAGCAACTACCTCGGCTTGCTTCGCTCGATTCAATCTGCCAAGCGAGCTTGTCGATCCGTATGACTCGGCATCCGATTCCTTCAATGGCTCGGAGTAGGTCGGGGATGGTGCTTGGATTAGCAGTTGCTTTCTGCTCACTCGCTTTTGGTTTGCGATCTTCCAGCTTTGAGCCTCTGCCTCGCTTGTAAGGGGCATCCCAGCTTTGACTAGCTTGTTCACCGCCGCCCCAGATATTCCCCATAGTCTTGCTAGTTCTGCTTGTCGCATTTCTCACAAGGGCTTGCCACACGCCAAACATTTCTCGCCCCCTCCACCTTCTTCAACCTCTGGCATCGTTGCTTCCATCATCTTTCCAATCTCATCCAAGCTGAACCCGGTAATATCAATATCGATCTCCCCTGCGTCCAGTTCTTCGAGGATGTCTTTCAACATAGGAACATCAAATTCCCCGCTCAATTTGTTGAGGGCTAGGTTCGCCGCTTTCTCTTGCGTCTCATCTAACCAAACAGCCCAAACTTCGATCTCGTCTTTGCCGAGTGCCTCATAGCATTTCAACCGCTGATGGCCTCCAACCACATTCCCAGTCTTTGCGTTCCAAGTGATAGGTTGAAGATTTCCAAGTTCGCTCAAAGATTTTGTGAGCCTTCCCAAAGCATCAGAAGTAATTTTTCTGGGATTGTATTTTGCTGGCGAAAGTTCGCTGATTTTCTTTGTTACTAAAGACGGATATTTCATAGGGTCTAAAAAGTTACGCAAGATTGTTTAACAATGTTTAACACAAAAAAATACTAGGTTAATTCGCACAAAAAAGTCGCGCCTCGGAACC